CCGCATCAACAAGAACCATGACGCTAACGGTGGCGGGGGAGGATACTCTGATAATCCGCCATTGAGGGAGCAAGTGTTCGACCTGCTGTATGAGGGAGACGAACGGGATGATAGCGTGTGGGGCACACTATCCGCGTTCGCTAAATGCTTAGGCGTCGAATACCTGAATCACGATCCGTTGAACGTGTTGGCGCAGCGGATAGCCGTGAAGAAAAACAAGCAAGGCGAACCCGCGTGTCTATGCTCAACGGCAACACCCGTGTACGCGCTTGAAATCCGCATCGCCCGCGACAAATGCCAGCGCCTGTTGAATCAAGGCCATACGGTTAGCTTGGGCAATTGCCCCAACACTGACTGCAACATGCCGTTAAGCGCTGACGAGACGGCAAAACAAGTCAAATGCCGTGGATGCAGGAACGTTTGGAACATCAACTTTTTGAGGACACTCATGCAAGACAAGATCAAACACAGCACTTACACGGGGACTGCTTCGGACATTAGAAGCAAACTCCAACAGGCTGGATACCTCGTATCCGCGAACACGTTGAAATCATGGGCGCACAGGGGCAAGCTCACCCCGGTA